TATGAAGGTTCTCCGATTTCACAAGGACTCTTTCAATATGATCTCTGGTCTGTTACTCCGCTGACACAGACAGATGGATCTCTTGATTGGGCTGGTCTAAAAACCAAAGTAAAGCAACATGGTGTGCGCAATTCTCTCCTTGTTGCCCCGATGCCAACCGCATCTACTTCACAGATTTTGGGCAATTTTGAGTGCATTGAGCCTGCTACGAGCAATATTTATACACGTCGTACTTTGGCAGGGGAGTTCATCATTGTAAATAAATATCTAATGAAAGATCTTCAACGTCTTGATCTATGGAATGAACTTATGAAGCAACAGATTATTTCCCGAAATGGATCTGTCCAGGATATTCCGCAGATTCCTAAAGAGATTCAGCGATTATATAAGACTGCATGGGAGATTAAACAGAAAACATTGATTGACATGGCAGTTAGTCGTGGAGCATTTATCTGTCAATCGCAGAGTTTGAATTTGTTTGTATCCGATCCGAATTATTCCAAATTGACATCTATGCACTTTTATGGATGGAAACATGGATTGAAAACAGGAATCTATTATTTGAGAACACGAGCTCCTGTCATGGCACAGAAGTTTACGATTGATCCTGATTTGCAGAAGGCGGCGATTAAATCAGAACAACAGCGAAAACTGAAGAAGAATTCGGAAGAGGAATGTACTATGTGTTCAGCATAGTCTTTCAGACTATGCCAACAGGATATTCTGCTTAGACCTTTAGTCTAAGCAAACAGGATGTTCAGCTTAAAAACAAGATATTCAGCATAAAAACAGAAAACTAGTTAATTTATATATAAAGAATACAAATTAAATAGAACAAGAGTATAGATATGTCTGAAGCAAAACGATATCAATTAGACAATGTGATAAAACAAATAGAATATCTTTTTAAGAATAGTGCATTGATACCAAATCTCTATCAATCTATTGAGAATGTTTCAAAAATAATAAATGCAATTATAAAAACAAATGGGGTAGACTGGGCATCCCAGCTTGATCTAAGTGAAATGGATCGTAGCCGATTTACAGATGTATTTCGTCCCTATGTATCAACTATTCTTTCTTTTTTTGGTAAAGGGATGAAAGGAGGTGTAGAAGTATCAGATGAAACAGATTCCCCAAAAGGAAATGCTAAGGAGACTTCAGATGAATATGGCCCAGATGATATCACAGAAAAAATAATGAATGCATTTCAATACATTGATTCAACTGTAAATCAAGCAGCATCTGATTATGGAATTGTTAAATATGAAACCGCATATGATACAGAACCAGATATTCGCTTATTTCCTGATATTATTACAAAACCAATATATACAATCAATCCTGTTATTTCAAAAGGAATGGAACAAATCAAAGTTCCATTCCGCATGTTAGTAATTGCGGTTTATTTATTTCTGGATATTGCACGTATGAGTGTAGCTTCTGCAGGACAAGATTCTAATCGTAGAATTCTGTCAGTGGTTGTTGCATTATTTGATTTTTTAAGAGGAGATTGGAAGAAAGCCATTATGTCTATCATGGGATATTTTGGGACAACACCATTATTTATGGGACAACTTGGAAAAGTATATTTAACTCTTTTCCAAACTCTTTCACCCACAATACAAAAGAATTTTATCTTTGGAACTATAGATTCTGTTAAATCTATTATTATTGGTGTATTATTATCTGTATTTAAAATTGCAGCGCCTCTTGAAGTTCGTCAACCCTTGATAGATGTATTAGCTACCATTGCAAAAAATAAAAAGAGTATTGATGATACACTTGAATCTGCTGATTTAGAACCTCTTCCTGATTATATGTCACCTACATTTCATGATTTAAATAATCTTCAGGCACTTATGGATGATCCTGCTTTTATCTGTTCAACTGAACATGAACAGTTGGTGAAAACAATTGATAATTCTTCAATTATTCATGTTATTTTACAATTAATGCGTATTCCTGTGACAGAACGATTTCGTGAATATCATTGCGGTAAAGAAAGTAAATCATTTATTGAACGCATTGTGGAACGACAGAAGAAACCAATTAAGATGCCTGAAGTCAAAGAATCTAAAGATAAAGAAAAACCTGAAGAGAAACCTGAAGAGAAACCTGAAGAGAAATCAGAAGAAAAACCTGAAGAGAAATCAGAAGAAAAACCTGAAGAGAAATCAGAAGAAAAACCTGAAGAAAAACTTGAAGAGAAACCTGAAGAACCTAAAAAGGAACAAAATTCTTCTGAATTACAATCTATACAACCAGGTCAGCAACCAATGCAACCAATGCAACCCATGTTTTATCCACCACAACCAATGCAACCAATGCAACCAATGCAACCAATGTTTTATCCGCCACAACAAATGCAACAAATGCAACCGATGCAACCGATGCAACAAATGCAACCGATGCAACCAATGCAACCAGGTCAGCAACCAGGTCAGCAACCAGTATTTTATCAACCTCAGCCAGGACCTCAGCTACAGCCAGAACCAGAGCCAGGAACAATAAAAGGAGGTAAAAAACGTATCCTTCGCAGATCTTATTCTACTTGAACTCCCACAAGCCCATGAATAAATGTCAAATATTCTTTCGGAAATTTCCAGAAACAAGACGGATTTGTACCAGGAACCACACGAGACGATTGATTATTTCCATGTGTAAACGCAATAATAATTTGCTGTGGAGGAATTTCAATCACAGCCGATTCACGATCTTTAATCCATGCTTCTGCCTCTGAAATAGATACATCTAAAAATGGACGTTCTTCCCACATTGATTTTCTAAATGTTAATGTTGCCTCTGAAATACGTTGACACAGAGGAAGCTCAAATGGAGGAATACTTACTGCACTTGTGCCCAGTTTTAAATCATATAATGGAAGAGTAGAACAACATACAATATCTCCTCTACTTAACCATGCCACACGACGACGAAACGAAGTAGTAGGATAATGATCATCATCGTCCATAAAAAGAATAATATCATGTGATGCTTCTTTCACTCCAATATTGCGTTTTTCACCAATGGTTAACCGTCCTTCAATCGGAATATATTTGATCCGAATCGTAGGAGCCTGTATCTGAAACTGAACAATCTTATCAGTAGCCATATTTTCTTTTACTTCATTGTCTTCTACAATAATCCATTCTATTTTCTCTGGAGGATAATCAGTAGCCAACATATTATGAAATGCAATATCAATTAAGTGCTTACGATGATACGTTGGAGTTACAATGGAAATAGGAGGGCATTCATTGATATGTAAAATAGGAGTACCTCGTTCTCCACATTCTACCCACAACATTTCTTGAAGTACAGTAGCCCAATCATCTTTCATATAGCATATTTTAAAAGCATGATGATATTCCTTGTAAGAATCAATCCATTTATCAGGATGAACCAATAAAATATTCTTATATGCCCATGAAACTGCACTATAAACTGGAATATGCAAATGAATTTGTAGTTCTGTTTTTACATGTGGTTCACGAATATCTACATGATATACATCAATCTCTTCCTGAAAAAGAATGGCTTCTACCTGTTTTGCATCATCTTTATACAATGCAGTATCGTATAAAAGAACAGCTGTTTTGGGCGTATACATGACTACTCTGTATATATAAATGGTTTTAAGTCATACATTCTAAAGTTATATATTATAAGATATAACTTTACATACAAATAAACTAATCTATACTAGATGACATCTATCCGAAACATAGGGTATCTATCATGGAAAGATCCATTTGCCTGGATGGAAAGTATGAAAGGAAAACAATGGGAGAATCTATTAGCACATGAAAAACATAATTACACCACACTATCCAAACAAGTTCATCCTAAAATCCAACAGATACAATGTGAAATAAAGGATGTATATCAATATTTAGATTTACCACCAATTACAATAGGTAACGGCACAGTAAATGTCACTATTACTTATTCAGGAAAATTTAGTTGGGCATGGACATGGTCCACTACATACAGAGAAGTAGATGATCTAGATATTCAAGACAACTATATATGGTATGTAGTTGAGGATGATCACTATAAAAATAAAATCGTTTGCATGAATGAAAAGGAGAAAATCATATGGATACGCAATGAAGTTTCTACACAGATTGCTGTCATTGGTGATCTCTGTTATTATATTATGGTAACTGACTATTTTAATACAATAGAAGTCCGAGTATGTCATGCAAAAACAGGTAAACATGAACGTATTTTATTTAAAGAGCCCAATAAAGAAAACGATCTTATTTTCTGGAAAACATCTAATCGCACACTCTATCTACAATCATCCAATCCAGAACGATCTACATTGTATCGCATTCATGATACAACAGTTATTCCTTTGTATCCATCTGCTTTTCAGATTCCCGTTGGATTAAGTGATAAAAGCGATTGTATTCTAACTAAGCAGACCCTGACAAGTAAATGGGTAGCCCGCGGAAATCCAATCAGTAGTTGGATACTTCCATCTGAAGAGATTCAATACATAGCACTTCGCTCACAGCATATACTTACTATATTTGAAGGATCACAAACCATTTGGTATTGTTCCCATAAAAAGCCAGTAGCCATATATCACATTAAAGTGGGAGAAATTACTCCATTGTATTGGTCTAATTGGGAGAATGCAGTGATGGAAAGTTATATTATACGAAGTCCATTCTCAATTCCACAAGTTATTCATATCATAGATCATAAAATCCTAGATAATCGTTCCTTTTATTTTAATAATAAACTATTGATTGAGCGACCGATTCGCTTTAAGCCCCTGGAAGTGCATCGTTTTCACACGGTATCACCCGATGGCACACGTGTCCCTTATATTATGATAAAAGAAAAAGGAAAACCAAAAGCACAACTAATCTATGTATATGGCGCATATGGATCCACTACACCGATTGAATGGCCCTATAAAACATGGTATTCACTCTTGCAACGAAAATGGGCCATTGTATATGCAATGGTGCGCGGTGGAGGTGATATAGATATGAAATGGGCAAATGCAGCGCGTCGTGATCATCGTCATCTGGCAATTGATGATTTTGAAGCAGTGATTCGTGATGCACAGCGTGTCAATAAATTAGGGCCGTGTCAAACAGCTATTTACGGCAGATCTGCAGGTGGAGTACCTGTTGGTGCAATTGTATCTAGATATCCCGATGGAACCCTGATAGGTGCAGCATATACAGAAGTTCCATACGTAGATGTATTACGAACAACGACAAATCCTGATTTACCACTTACGGTAAGTGAATATAAAGAATTTGGCAATCCACGAGACAGTATTTTAAATTTCAAGGAGTTGTTGAAAGTATCTCCTGTGAATACCATACCGGCAGATGGAGCCCCTGGAGTATTTGTCTTGACGCGAGTTGGATTATTGGATCGTCAAGTATATGCCTATGAATCATTTAAATGGATTCAACGCCTCCGAGGAAATACGGATACTGGACTTGAACCGAGGAAAAAATATATTATTTTTGATCGTAAGGAGGCGCATAAGTATAAAAAGGAAAGATATATTCCGACACATGCGGCAGATTTGGCAATTTTGGATAGTTGGGTGGAAAGAAATCTCAAAATCTAGTGTGTAAAAAATCTCTGTAGCTAATATAGAAATGTCTAGTCCTATGGAACGTGAAAATGAACGCGAACGCGAACGCGAACACGAAAAAGAAGAGGAGGAAGAGCACTATGAGGGTGGACGTCGCACCCGTCGCCATGGCAAGAAGCATGCCAAGCGCCACGCTAAGCGTCGCACTCACCACAAGAAGGATGGTGAGCGCAAGAAGGGTGGCAAGCGTCGCACTCACCACAAGAAGCACGACAAGAAGCACGGCAAGAAGAACGGCAAGAAGAACACCCGACGCAACCGTCGCAACTAAATTCTTATTTTGATTTATAATTTATATATTAAACCTTATTTATGATACGATTTAATATACATGATTTAATATACATTTAACATAGATATGCTTGTAATATGCTTGTTAGTTGTATTATGTATAGTGATTGCACTATCTTATTATGAAAATAGAGAATATTTTACAGCTATAGCACCTCAACCTGGAAATACAGTAAAATGTACAATTGATGTTACAGGAGGAAAAGGGGCAGGCACATATTATCAATATGCTGCAGGCAATACATTAAATCCTTATCCTGATTTATCTACTGCATTATCATGGGATCTGAATGCTGCAACTCCCATTATTATTGCAGATTGCTCTGATCCAACAAAATATAAAGTAGGCGCACCTGTTGCAATGAATCCAACTCCTGTTACTGCAGTTGGAAAGCCAAATGGTTTAAATAGATCATATGGGTCATTAAATGTACCTGAAGCACAACGAGGCGCACCATCTACATCAAGATCAACTTCATCTGCACCATCTACATCAAGATCAACTTCATCTGCACCATCTACTTCAGGATCCACATCATCCGCATTAGCTCCCGCACCATCCACGTCATCCCCATCAGCTCCCGCACCATCCGATCCACAATCTCAACTTGCAGCGGCAACACCATCAAGACAGGATGTTACACCGCAAGTATCCCTAAGTGATGCAGGATATACGGCATTAGAATTACAGAATAAATCCAATCTATTAAAGAATATTCAAAAAATTGTTCGTAATGAAATTGTGGCAAGTCGTAATCAACCAGAAAATAATCCAATGGCAATGGGAAATGAATCATGTGATTCATCTGATTCCAATGCAATGCAACAAGGAAATGAATATAAACGTAATAAACCTGATATGTCACAATATATTAAAAAAGATTCAATTCCATGTTGGGGATGCTCATTAGATTACTAAATGCAATAAAAAGATAAGACAGTAGGATGTATGCATTCATACTATTACTATGTATACTTGCAATCGCATATGTAGCATCACCATCTACTGAAGGATTTAAAGGACATGATCTACAAATGCCTACAACACCCTATGGAATGAAAGGAGCATGTCCCACAGGAACTTCTATTATTCCGGTTACAATGAATATGGCAGATCGTTCCTATGATCCTACACAAGTAAAACCTCATTCCATGCCTGGTGAATTACCAGTAGCAGCCTATGAACAAATTGGAGCTGCGAGCCCCCTTCCTTATCAAGATACTACCCTTATTAAAGCAAATGAGCAACAACTTAAATCACTCCTTGAGATGGTAAAAGGATTCTTAGCATTTGAGGCTCAGGAACTCTCAGAGAAATCTGACCCATCTATTCAGCTTCCATTGCAAACTGCACGCAGTGATTTCCATGTATTGCAACGTGAAGTGGAAGTAATGAATCGTAATCCTGGTATACAATCTACATTAACACTTATGAATGTAAATGAAATGTCATCTAACTTGGCGTATTTACAAAAGCAAGTTCGGTTAATAGGTTCAGCTGGATCACTTCAGGGACCTGTCAATGAATTCGTTGATAAATCCAAAGAAGGATTTGCCAATATGAGAAACAATAATCCAGCCACAGTAGCAGAGTTGTCAACATTTGCAATAAAAGTAGACAATCAAATTCAAACATTAGCTGCAAGTGGAACAAATGAGCCTGTCACAAAGAAGCGAATCAGTGATTTAACAGGTATGAAAGCATATATTCAAGGAATTGTTGATCAAATCAATGCCAATACTCTGTCTCCATCCGATGTATTAATTACACAGAATGATATTAAAACCGCATTTAAAATAATCAGCACACCCAATTCATCTACAGCCGATGCACTTAGTACATTAGGTATACAGAATATAACATCAAATGGAAGCAGTACAAATCCAAAGGCAATTTCTAATGCAAATAAATTAGTAGATAGACTCACTGATAAAATTATTAAAGGTGTAACTGCATCTTTTAATGTATCCTATCCAGCCAATAATGTAGGACCGTCTTCTATAGATCAAACAGGATTTCCTTCCATGGGCGATTTGGATAATGTTTCTAATGCTAAATTTATACCATCTGATGCAGGCATGATAACAGATCCATTAGCATTAACTCCTATGGATGCAGGGCGTCAGAAAGCATCTCATTTTGACTGGAAACAGAGGGCTAAAGAGATTGAAGATCAAGTGAAGAAGCGTGGATTACGCCCAGAAGATTTTGGTATTACAGGAATACAGAATCCGTCCAAAGAATTTTCATGGAAAGGATATGCACAGATGATCTGTACACGGCTGCAAGCAACAATGGATCCTGCACTTCCTGTAACATGTGGGTGCCCGCCGATGGATTGGAAGGGATGGAGGAATTAAAAGGCCTCTAAAAATAGATGCCCAAATTCATAATAGAATCAGATATAGACGTGCGTACATTTGAAAAGCCATTTCGTCAACGTCAAGTCATTGGAGAATTTTTATCTCTACATGATGTATATCATTATATTGAAAAATATATTACAGACACAAAAGATGTATTTACTTATTTCTCTAGATACACATTATGTTCTAGAGAAGAATTAGAAGACCTGATTGGAACAGATAAACCAGTAGCAATTAATATTGTATTAGGACAATTTGAAGATACACTCTATGTTAGTAAGATCAATTAGCCACATAACTATATAATAATTTAAAAGTATAGTACGAACAGAATGACTGCATTTCTTCATATAGTGGGGGTATTTATAGTAGGCCTGGCAATAGGCTTATTTGTATCTAAATTTGCAAAACAAGAAGGATTTGAAGATTATGATAATAACTGTGGTAATTGCAGTAAACCTTCACCGTGTGGCTGTCCTAAACCTTATCCGGCGAAATGCAAGCAACCAGATATGAATAAATATGTATTAAAATCATCTATTCCGCCGTGCCCTGCTGTACCTGATTTGAGCAATTATATCCTGAAGAGTGAATGTCCTCCTGTACCCGATTTGAGCAATTATGTTCTTAAATCATCCATTCCTAAACAGAATCCTGTTTTGTTAGATTGTTCTAAATGCAATAAACCGAAAGGAGAATGCCCGCCGTGCCCTCGTGCACGTTGCCCTGATATTAAGTGCCCTGAACCGACTAAATGCCCACAATGCACACCGTGTCCTCGTATGAAATGCCCTCCGGCTGTAGTAAAATGTAAGGCAGAAGATGCAGTTGATGATTCACCTGTTCGCCCTTATATGGCTCCGCTGAACTATTATGGATTTGGTAGAGTGTAGAGAGTGTAGAGATCTTTTCTATAAAATACATTATATAAATATTATGTAAACAATATCACATTGTTTGATCTAATATCAGTCAGTTGATATTAGATCAAACAAAGATAGGAAATGGACACACGGTTTTGGGGTCCATCTGGATGGAAATTGCTCCATCTGATTTCATTTGACTATGCGTATAGTCCAAAGAATGCAATCATATATGCGAAGTTTTTTGACACAATTCCTTATATTATTCCATGTAAATTCTGTCGTTCTTCACTTACAGATTACTATGAACAACATCCATATACTCATCCATCTTTGTCTCAGACTTCGTCTTTGTCTCAGACTTCGTCTTTGTCAAATGGATATATAAATCCATTACTGAATATGAAAAAATGGCTGTACATAATTCATAACTGTGTCAATCATAAACTGCGAAAGCAAGGAATACAGAAAGATAAAAATCCATCGTTTGCTCAAGTAGTCAAATATTATACAGCTCTTTCTAGAGAATCCTGGCAAACTCAGCTAGAACTCTGTTGGGACTTTCTATTTGCAGTAGCATATCATCATCCAACAATAAAACAAGAACCAATGCCCGATTGTCCTAAAGATGCTATAAAGGGTTCTATATGTCTGCAAAATAAATGGAATGTTCTTCCTATGACAAAACGTACTGCACAGTTTAATTCGTTTTGGATATCTCTTCCGGATGTATTACCATTAGAAATCCAAAAAAAATGGAAAGAAGTTCGTATTACACCTACACTTTCTTCTCGTACGTCTACACTTGCGTGGCTCTGGAAAATGAGATGTGCTCTGGATACTGATTTCAAAGATCCTTATACATCTATTTGTAAAAAGATTGCATCCTATTCAAGTGACTGTGGTAAAGGTAAACGAGCGATTACGTGCAGAAAGATAACAAAAAAGACGCATAAAAAGACGCATAAAAAGAAAGAGTAACAACAGAGGATGGAATACATTATAGTGTTTGCCACCATTATATTATTTTTATCTATCGTAACATTGTGTACATTTGATACATGGCAGACAGTATTATTAACATTTCTCTGTATTATCATTGCTATTTATGTATTTTTAATGGGAGTAGATCATGTAACAACTCTGGACGTAACAACAGTGGCAGAAGGATTTATAACACAGAGTGAAGAATCTAAATATGAATGGTTACAGAATGATGAGCTTTTTGATGATTTTTATGCATCTATTTTTACAAAATTAACACAGAATGAAACACTGATTCAAGCAGAAACGGCCATTTGCCTACAGGAATTTGGGGCTACAAATAAAAAAGAGAATATGAATATTTTGGATGCAGGATGTGGTATAGGAATTGCTACTGTTTCATTTAAGAAACAGGGAGCTCATAATGTGGTTGGAATAGATAAGAGTCGCGCGATGATCCAGTATGCACGAAATACAACATTGCCTCATACGACTCTGACAGATACAGAAAAGCAGGATGTGGAGTTTCGTAATATGGATTTGATAGGACCGACATCAGCAAATGCAGGTGAATTTACAGATGCATGTATTCTGTATTTTACCATTTACTATTTTCGTGATCTGGATACGCTCCTTCGCAATCTGGCATTATGGGTACGCCCTGGTGGCAATCTGGTGATTGAAGTGGTAAATAAGTATAAATTTGACCCTGTATTGAATCCGAGCAATCCATGGGTAGGTATTTCACCGCAGAAGTATGCAAAAGAACGATTGCA